TCACCCATTTACGATTCTAAGCATGGTAAATTGCTCTGCTTCTGCCTCAGATAACCTTTCGACGGCATCTATCAACTCTTTGATTTCAGCGGGTGAGTAATGGGCGGTGATGTCGCCGTCGACGTGGTGCATCAATGGCTTTATCGTCTCTTGGGGTATGCCCGCTGATCTCAATCTTCTGGCGAAGGTGTGGCGCAGGTTATGCGGCCCTGACAGTACATCTTTTCCGGTGGGCAATCCTGCCCGCTTCCACGCTTTCTTCCAGGCTGAATTATAAATTCGGCTAACCGGCTTACCTTTGAAGCCAAAAACATGGCTTTCAATTTTTCCCCTGCGGCTTTCGATAATCCGCTTGGTAGTGGCGTTTAGCACTATCAGGTGGGGTGTGCCGTTTTTGGTATACTCTCCAGGGACAAGAAAGATCGACGTTCCCAGCTCTGGAATTTTTATTTCCCACTCCCACCTAAGTTCCGACACCACTTTATCACGCGCCCCTGTGTTTACTGCGAACAAGGCCATTTCTACCAGGTGTTCGGGAAGCTCTTGGAAAAACCGCCGCTGTTCGTCAATTTTTAGCGGATAGGGTTGCGCTTCATCATTCCATTCCGGTGAGAGTATTAGCGGTGCTGTGGGTAGCCACGGCTTGTTGTTTTCGTCTCGCCATACTCGTGACGCTAAAACCAATATTCGGCGTACTACGCATAGCTCGCGGTCTACAGTTTTACTTTTTACCCCTTGCTCTTTACGGTGCTGTATATAGGGCTGGATAGAGCCTTGGTGAATCGCATCTAAAGGCAGTTTCCCAATTATCGGCACTAAATTAGCCAGGGCAGTGGCATCTCTGGCCAGACTTTTTTTAGTGGATTCCGTCAGGTATTTTGTGGCCGCTTCCATAAAATTGTTAAATTTTGGCAGGGCGGCTTTGGCTCTGGCTTCGGCAATTATCCGGTGATAGTTGTCGTCGGCTTCTTTTTGCGAGCTTGCTTTAAAGACCTGGTGAACTCGGCCAATGCCTGTGATTCGTTTGTCAACTGATCCTTTCCCCGTTTTTTTATCCCAGTAAAGGCCGCTGATTTTTCGTTTTGACATGTGTCTACTCCTTTAGGCCTTACGTTGCGGCTCTTATAATCATCTAATACACGGTTAAGATCAATAATATCGAATGCTATGCCCTGGTTGCCTAGCTTGATTTCCGGTAAGTTTGGGCGTATTTCTCTATCAAACATGGTTCTGCCCATTCCTGCGTAAAATGCGGCTTCAGGTGGGCGTAAAAATCTAGGTTGTATCATTACTCTATCCTGTAGATAGTTGCGCCTACTGGCATACGGTTTAGCGAAAATCCAATGGGCTTTAATATGCTAATATTGGCCTTGGGGTTTTCTTGCATGGTACGGCGGATTATCAGCAATCTAAGCTCATGTAATGTTTTTTGGTCTATTTTTGATTCAACCAGGTCAAAATCTTTTTCATATTCACCTAACTGAACAGGTAAAATCCGTGCGCAATCAGGCCATATTTCTGGCAGGTCGGCGGCGGTCAAATCAAGAATGTATTTCATCGGCAGCGCATGGTTTTTATCTTGGGGATTGTATTTGATCTAGTGGCCGCTTTCAGTTCGTCCTGGTTTACTAAAAAGTTGTTACTCATGCTAGTCGTCCAAGATGTTGTCTTGTTCTATTCCGGTCGCTAAAAAGTCCAGTTGCTTTGATGCTTCCAGCAGGTTTTTGGCTGCGATTGCTATGCGGCTTTTTGTGTGCGGATAGACGTTGATTTGCTTATTATCTTTGGTAAATATGGCTAGCTCTAGCATGATTTCTAAAATGTTTTTGGAAATTGAATCTGCAAAGGCGGCGTATTGCATGTTAACTTCTTGGGCGGTCTGTGCTGCATTTAGCTGATTGTTATATTGCTCTAGTGTCTGCTTGGCGTTGTGATTGGCGGCAATCAGTTCCGCTTGTTCATCGCGTAATGGTTGTAAATTTAAGTTGCTGCGCAACCTCATTATTTCATCGTCTTTTGCGTTTAGGCTTTCGGTAAAGTTTTGTTTTATTTCACTTTCTATTGTTGGCAGTAATTCTTCTACGCCTTCTCTAATTTTATAACCCAGATTAGCCGTCATTTCTTGCTGTTGCTGCTGCATTTCATCTAATTGCTGGCGTAACTGCGTTTTTTCTGTTTCTGATTCTTCCAAGGCGGTTTTAAAGAGGTTTACTGCATCTTGTATTCTTTTCGCTGTAACTTTTTTGCCAGATGCGCAAATATCATCTAAAACGGCTTGGCGGTCGGCGGCGGGGAGTTTGCCAAGTTCTCGCAAGTGCGTTTCCGGTAATTCGCCGAAAGGCGACTTTACCGTTTTTTGGACGGCGGCGGCATCGGCTAGGCGGTATATGTATGATTTATCATAGCCAAACTCTTTTTCTCCGTAATCTGCAAAGGATTCATAGCCTAAGGCTTTCCAGCCTTTGCGCTCACGGATTTCCAGCAAGATGTTTCTTGCGACATCTTGCAATTTTTTAAGACTGCTATGCGCTTCTTGGGCTTCTTCTACGGTCATATCCGCCAAGGCGGTTGGCACTGCTTGGTCGGTCGGTACTGCCAAGGCAGTTGGTGCTATTTCCAGGGCTGGCGGTTCTGGCGTAGATGAGCTATCTAAAAAAGCGGTCGGCATTGCAATTTTACTTTTTTTGTTGATAGGGTAGGGAATGTTATATTCATTAATGATAAATACGGGGAAGTAATTAAAAACGGCTTTAAATTTTCCTATATTTTCTTCGCCGAATTCTTCAAGCCAATATTTTGCCCATCTCTCCCATTGATCGCCTATTTTTATTGATTTGCCTAAGGTTTTGTCTTCGATTTCTAAGTGATGGTATTTATGAAAAAAAGGCAATAATTCGTCTTTTGCTTTTGTAATCAATTGAATAGGTAATGTAACGGGCTTTTGGTCAAGGTATCGAGCGATATTGTATGTTGTCATGTTAAAGCCAGCCTCCGGTTGGGGTGATGTAAACAGTGTGCGGCATATCGCCGCTGTAGGGGTCTATGCTAATGCCGCGCGTCTCTTCGCCCTGGTGTTCATGCAGGTGGACGGTTTTGGTTTTGCCGGGGGTTGCCGTGGGTATTACTTTTTTTACCGCTGAAAAAAGTGCTAGGCGGACGTGTTCAAAGTCTAGGCCTTTGCTGGGTTCCGTGGCAGTTATTGCCGCGTGTTGGGCTTCCAGTTCGGCGGTGATTTTGGGTATGTCGTTTGCGGCCAGCCAAGCAGTTACTTCCGCAATTAAAAAAAACTGTGATGAGTTATGCGGTTGCTTGCTGATGGCCGGAAAATTGTAGGCTGAGCTGTTGTATAGCAAGTGGCACAAGCCACGGCGGATACCGATAAGCTTGTAGGTGTCTTTTTTGGCGATGTAAGCGGGATCGCTTAAAAATGGGTTTTTGCTGGGCATGGTGTGACCTATCTCAATAAGTTGGTTTGTTGTCCGGTGCTGTTAACGGCTTTGGATAGCCGCGCTTTGGAGCCTTTTCTGTTGCCTGCTTGGGCATCGGTTTCGGGGATTTTACGGCGCACGGCATTTACTCTGGATTGCAGGGTGGTGGTGTGCGGGTATTTGATGGATAGGTACGCGCTGATAGCGGTGCTGGTAGCCTCGTCTGGATCGCTGAGCTGCACGGTGTCGGCGGCGGCATTTACCCAGTATTCGGCAAAGTTGTTGGCTCTTGTCGTTTTGCGTTGCGGGGTTTTGACGTTAGCCAGTTTGGTTTTGATAAATTCGGAACGGTCGCGGATTAGTTGGCGTAACTGTACGGCAAAGGCGTATGCGGCGATTTCGTGGGTTTGGCCTGTGCCAATGAAGAGCCAGCGGCCACGGTGTGACGGGCAGATACCCGCTTTAAAAAGTGACAGGCAGTTGAAAGCCTGGGCGCAGACGGTCGCAAGGTTGGACTCCCATTCTGCGGGGGATTTTTTGACGTTGGCCGGGGTTTCGGTTTCGCCTGCGGTGCTGGCCGTTAGCTCAGTGTCGGTTAGGTTATGCTGGCGCATTAGCGTTTGCGCCATTTTGAGCGCGGTTTTTTTCTCTTGATCACTGGCGGCGGCGTTTCCGGCCAATGCCAATTGTTTTTTTATCCGGTGCAGGGCGGTGTCTTTAGATTGCATTTTGGCCTCGATGCCGCGCTTAAACCTTAAGCGCGGCTGGTGGAGTGGAAAGCGGGTTAACGTTAGCTGCGTTTAGTGCGGATTTTTTCCCGATAGCGGCGGGTTTTCAAGGTCATGTAATAGATCATTTTGTTAATCACTGCTTTACGTTTTGCGGTGCGGTGTTTCATATTTTCCTCGCTTTAATTAAGATGTCGCGCTGGGCGGCGGGTTGTTGGGTTCTGGGTCAGTGCTGGCCGCAATGGGTTTTAACGTGATTTCTACGCCTACCCAAGCCACGCCGCCGCTGCGGTTTATAGGGAAAAAAAATTTTAATCCGTCATCTATCTTTGCTATTTCGTCAATGAGTGGCGATTTAAGTAAGGATTCGGAGGCTAGTTCTATCGCAAAAAACGTTTATTCCGGCATCCAACAGGGTTTGCTTTGCTGATTTATTCATTGTTAGGCCTTGGGTGCGTGGCGGCGGAATATATTGATGATCCGGCGGCGTGGGTCGTGGATAAAGTGCTTATCGCCATTTTTTAGCAACACGGTTAGGGTTTGGTTGTTGTAGTCTGTATGCACTACGTCGGTGATGGGGACAAACACATCGGGTTTTACTTGGATGTGGGTTTTTTCAATCATGTTTTTTTCTATGTATTTCACGGCCACAACACTGATGGCCGTGAAGCCGATAAGGACACATGCGATTATTATAATTTCTGATAACATTGGGCTTTACCTAGCTAATGGTGTTGATTTTATGAATATCTCTAATTTCTATAGGGTTTACTTGCCCTATTGTTTACAAAAACAGCCTAATGGCGGTTATGCCGTGCTTAATCGTGAATACAAGCCTGTGGGGTTTGCATCTGACAAATACATTGTTTATGGCGAATTTCCGGTGGTTTCTAAAATTGAAATAACACCGGAAATGGCTAAAAAGCTATCGTTTACGGGTAGTGATGATGTCAGCATGGTTTATCTCTACGGCAATGGGATGGATAGCGACCCGAAAGACTCTGTTAAAAACAGGGTGGCCTATTTCGAAAAATTGGCCTTGTTAGCGGAGCTTGACGTATTGTTTTGAATCATGAGCAAGGCATCTGCTATGTCGTAATAGTCGGTGACAAGCGATTTGTCGAAACTGTGGCTGTTCATCAGTGCCAGTGAGCCTGGCGGTAATGGGGTTTCGCCGTCCCAGCTTTCAATAATCAGGTTGCATCCGAAGTATTCAGCAAAGGCTTGGCTATTTAGGCTTTTACCGCTACCTACCCCACCAATGACGGCGATAGTTTTTAGTGCGGGGTTGTGGGGCGGTAAGTGGCCGTTTTGTTCGGCGTTGTTTAAAAGTGAAAATTCTATTTTTAACATTGTGTTTGCCTTTTAATGGATGCTGATGGCGGTTATGCCTAGGCCAAAATATAAAAGTTGGCTCATGTTTTTATCTCGGTTATTGTTTAATTCGCTTAAAATAATAGATACAATTTGTATCATTGTAAAGTACATATTGTATGTTTTTTTTATAAGGCACAAAAAAACCGGATATAATCCGGCTTTGCAGGCAATAAAAAACCCGCGCTAAGCGGGTTTAGTTGATTATTTTTTTAAGGTAGGGGATTTATGAAATTAGGTATGGAGCTGGAGATAGATGGGGTCGTTACTGCGGTTTCTTTGGGTTTTTCTCAAGAAAAGATTGCAGTGCTATCACATTCTTGTTTATGTCAAGCTTCAGGCGATAGTATTGAAGACGTTTTGATGGCTCAAGTGATTCGCCCCAGCCTTGATAGAGTGGTCGATAGGCTTGTTCAAGTAAATGACTTGCTTGCTGGAAGTCTGGAGAAAGCGGTTCTTGATTGTCAGGCTGGTTAGTTTGGGTCATTGAAGGCAAATAATGGATTTATTTTATTAGCCAAGGCTTTTTAGCAAAGGCGGCTATATAATGCATTTTTTCAATATCTTGCTCTTGTATTGAGATAGATGGGTGGGATTCGTTGATTGATTGCAGGTATATCCTGCCTTCCCTTTTATATAAAAGGGTTTTAACCATCACCCTGCCATCTTTGGCTTTCACTAAAACTTCATCACCTGGCTGCGGTTCAGCATTGGGTTCAACGATGACAAATTCACCGTTTTTTATGCGTGGACGCATTGAGTCGCCCACGCAACGTATTGCGTAAGCGTTTTTGTCCTTTGTTGGGTAGCTGATCGCGCCGTCTCCATACCCTACGGGGTAATCTAATTCATACCAATGGCCGTTATCTCCCAGTTGGGCTGTGCCGACAACGGGGATGCGGCTAAAGATGCCCAGTTCTGACGTGTAATGTCCGTTTGATTCGCCTATTTGCTGACTTTTTATTATTCCTCCTGCTAGTAGGTCGTCAATTGATAGGCCTAGCTTATCTGCTAATGATTTTAATTGTTCACCACTGGGTTGCCGCCTGCCTGATAGATAATGCCCTACCGCCCCGCGTGTTGTGACGTTAAACACAGGGATTAGGTCGTCTTGCTTGATTTTTTTGTCTGCCATCAAGCGTTTGGCGTATTCGTACCATTTCATTTAATCATGATACAAAATGTACAATAAAAAACAATGACACATTTTGTGCTTTTCCTCTTGCGTTTTAAAGATACAAAATGTATATTCCATGCCTATGACAATATACGAATATATCAACTCTTTTGAAAATAAGGGCGAGGCTTACAAGGCCTTGGCGAATGCGCTTGGGCGCAGTGAAGTTACTGTCCGGTCTTGGGCTAACGGTAATCGGTATCCTGGCCGCAAGCTATGGCGGGATATTGAGGTTGCTACAGATAGGCGGGTAACGGCTACTGATTTGCTGCATGGCTCGTATAAATAATTTTTATGTATCTAGGTGCGCTAGGTACTTCCTCCTGCCTGATGCAAGTCAGGTTTTCTCGCCGCCTGCGTGTGTGGGCGGTTTTTTTTATGGGCGGCTTATGATTGTTAATAAGAGTCAGGCGTTAGGCGTTGAGCTTATATTTTCTTGTTGTGGTGTCCGTGTTTCATTTTTTGAATGGCTGATGTATTTGCCATGGATATATAAGTTTTTGCGTTGGTTGCGGTCGGTTGACGAAAGGATAATAGATAAGATTATGGCTCCTATCTATTACCCTCACGGTCGTGATGCTGAGGGTAATGCTATTTCGCCCGACGATTAAGCCATGTTTTGGCAACGCTGTAGCCGTTTTCGCTAATGTCTGTACCCAGTTCGACGACCATTACTCGGTCGCCGTGGCGAAATCCGGTATTGATTGCTGTTTTTTGTACAGGTGAGTTGCCGTCTATTGCCATGCGTAGGAAATTGGCGGTTTTTTCTGAGCGGACTAGATAGCCTATTTGGTCGCCGCTGATATAGGCGTTGGTATGTGACTCTGTATGCTGTTCGATAACGGATTTTATTAGGGAGCCTATTTGTGTGTTTTCTTGTGATGTGCGTTCTTGCAGTTGCAGTTGGATATGGATTAAGTAGTTTTTCATAGTGTTGGGCTTGGTTTTGGTGTGGTGTAGGTTCTGCCCGTTGTCGCGGGCAGGTTTTCTTTTCTTCGAGAGGACTTCGAGTGTATTTTTTCATGTTAACAGCTATTTTGATATACCCACATTTGGGTATATAGAGGGGTTTTTATGAGTTATACGGTTGAAATTCGCAGGAAAGGGGTTTTTACGCCACGCCAAGAGCAGGTTTTAGTCGGGTTAGCGCGGGGTTTGACGGTTCCGCAAATTAGTAAGCGGCTGAATGTGTCGGTGCATACCGCGCGGCGGCATTGCCGGAATATTTATGAAAAGATGGAGGTGGATGAGACGCAAGGTAATGCGCAAATGCAGGCGATAGTTGGGGCGATTGCTGAGGGGGTGATCGCAGTAATCAAGTGAGGTTGTTGTTTTGGTATTTTTACGTTGGTTGCTGGTGTGGTCGTTGGTGGGGTGTTTCGCGGTTTGTTGGCTGTGGTGTTGGTTGGGCTATCGGGCGCGGAATTTTTTTTGGTTTTTGTTGGGGCGGCTGGGGTTTATTCCTGCGGTTTTTGGTAAGCCGCCGCCTTCGGGTGATGAGGATGGATTTTAGTTATGGCTGATGCCCAATTAGTTTGTTGTCGTCATTGTCGGTTATTTATCTGCGATAAGGTCGGGGATGGCGGCGGGCTTGGGCGGTGTCGGGCGTATGCTAATTTTAAAGCCGCTGCGCCTGCGGCTGAGGAGTTGCGGGTTTTTGTCTGCGAGTTGGGGTTCAGCCCTGGCGATGCGGTGGTATTTTGGGGCGGTGAGGTGGTCGACCGCGCTTGTCGGCATTATCTGGCGGCGTTATGACGGGCATAACGCTACTAGATTATCAGGCGGATTTTGTCGGTAATGTACGGGCGGCATACTCGTCGGGGGCGCGGGCGGTGCTGGGTGTGTTGCCTACAGGTGGCGGTAAGACGTACTGCTTTAGCTATATTACCCAACGGGCGGCGGCACGGGCTAAGGCGGACGGCAAGCCGTTTAAAATTTTGTTGCTGGCGCACCGCAAGGAGCTGGTGGGGCAAATTTCTAGGGCGTTAAAGGTGTTTGGTGTCGGGCATGGGGTTATCCGGCCTGATGTAATGCCCTCTAACCATGCCGTGCAGGTGGCGATGGTGCAGACACTGGCTAAGCGGATCAAGCTGGACAAGGCGCAACGCTATATTTTCGATATGGTGATTGTTGACGAAGCTCACCACGCGGTGGCGGATAGTCTTTGGGGCGAGGTGCTGGCTTATAACCTGGGCGCGTTGTTGTTGGGTTTAACGGCCACGCCTTGCCGTTTGGACGGCAAAGGTCTGGGTGTTGAGGCTGATGGCTTTTTTGATGCGCTGGTAGCCGGCCCCACGCTGGCGCAGTTGATTGAGCGGGGTAATTTGGCTAGGCCTGTGATTTACGCGCCTAAAGTGCCTTTGATATTGGATAAGGTGGGGGTGCGGTCGGGGGAGTTTAAACGGGCGCAGTTGGCTGATGCGGTGGATTGGGAAGCTATCACCCATGATGCGGTGGGCAGTTATTCGGCGCAGTGTGCGGGGCAGTCGGCTATCGGGTTTTGTGTGTCGGTTGAGGCGGCGTACCGGGCGGCGGATAGGTTTAAGGCGGCTGGATTTAGCGCGGCGGCTTTGGAAGGCAAAACGCCGGATCGGGAACGGGACAGGATGATTAGGGACTTGGGTAACGGGTCGCTAAACGTGTTGTTCTCTAAGGATGTGATTTCTGAGGGTACGGATATTCCGCGCGTGGCGGCGGTTATTGGCTTGCGGCCTACGGCGAGTTGGTCTTTGTATATGCAACAGATTGGGCGCGGGTTGCGGCGGTATCCAGGGAAAGAAACAGCGATTATTTTAGATCATGTTGATAACGTGCGGCGACATGGGTTGCCTACAGATGATGTGGAATGGTCGTTGATGGGCGTTACTAAACGCGCGGGTGAGGCGGCGGTTAAACGGTGCGAGTGCGGCTTAATTGTGTCGGTTTTTGTGCGGGCTTGCGAGTGCGGGCGGTCGTTTGAGCGGGCGGGGATGCCTGTTAAGGCTGAGCCTGTGGCTAAGCCAGTTAACGGGGAACTGATTGAGCTGACACCGGAAATGGCGGCGCAGATACGGGATAGAAAGCGCAGCGAACTGGTGGCGGCGCGGACGTATGAAGAGCTGGTCAAGCTGGGTCGGCAACGTAAATATAAAGATCCTGAGTTTTGGGCAAAACAAATAATGCAGGGACGCGATAATTATCGCGCTCAATTTAAAAAAACCAATATAGGGGCATCGCGGCATGTTTGGTAATGGGCAATGATTTTAAGTAGGGATGACGAGCAAGTGTTTTTGGCGGCGATGGCAGACCATGGTATCCGCCCGCACAATGAATTGAATTTGATACCTGATGGAAAAATCCATCGATACCGAGTCGATGGGGATAAGTCGGGGTCTTTAAACGGTTGGTATGTTTTGTTTAGCGACGGGGCTATACCAGCCGGGGCTTTTGGGTCTTGGAAAACGGGTGAATCGGTTAACTGGTGTTCCAAGGCTGAAAGCAAGCTGTCACCACTCGAACGCGACGAGTGGTTGCGGAAACAGCATGAAGCGACACGGGCGCGTGAAGCTGAGCTGTTGTTGGTTAGAAAGGCCGCTAGAGCTAAAGCGGCTGAGTTGTGGGGAAAGGCGGTTGATACTGTTGGGATTTCGCCTTTAGGCGAAAATTCGGACAAGCTTCATCCCTATATTTTGAAAAAGGGCGTTAAGCCTTACGGTGTGAAACGTTTGAAAGATGCTCTGTTAGTGCCTTTGCGCAATGCGGGCGGCACTATTACGAGTTTGCAGTTTATCCAGCTAGACGGTAGTAAGAAGTTTTTAACGGGCGGTGAGATTTCCGGTTGTTATTTTGCTATCGGTAAGCATGGTAGTGTGTTGTTAATTTGCGAGGGTTTTGCTACTGGCGCAAGCCTTCGGGAAGCCACGGGATATAGCGTGGCGGTTGCGTTTAATGCGGGCAATTTGGCGCATGTGGCGCGGGTATTACGGGAAAAACTACCGGATCATACCATTATTATCTGTGCGGATAATGACCAGGACAAGGACGTTAATATCGGGTTGAGTAAGGCTGCGGATGCGGCTGAGCAAATCGAGGCCATGCTTGCTGTTGCATCGTTCCAAGAATCAGACTTAATAGATGGGAAAACTCCGACGGATTTTAACGATTTACACGCGCTTTATGGGTTGCAAAGGGTTCGTGAGGTTATCGACGCGGCAATTGCCAGTGATGTTAAGGCTAAGCCTAAGGTGGCGGACGCGCCGCCTGTAGTGCCACGGTCTAAACAGGCTCTTGAAGATTTAATCGATAGTATTGATGATTTTGATGAGTTGACGGGGCGTATGGTGTTTTTGGTGGCAAATGCGGGGCTTAGTCGGCCTGCGTTTGAGTTTTTGCTGGCTAAGATTGCTAAGCGGGCGAGTGTGCCTAAGTCGGCACTGTTGGATGTTATCAAGCGGGCTAGTGGCGATGATGGCGGCGACGGTGCTAGCGGTGATTATGCTGAGCGCATGATTGATGATTTAAATCATAAACATGCGTTGTTGCCTGTGGGTGGTCGGGTCTTAATCATGAACCGTGAGTATGATCCGGTGATGGATAGGCAGTTGCTTACGTTTAGTTCCGCGTCGGATTTTGGAACGCGTTACATGAATCGGCGGGTTAACGGTACTGCCTTGGGTGATTTTTGGTTAGAGCATCCGCGCCGTGCTGAGTTTGATGGCATGGTGTTTAGTCCGGGTAAAGATCAGCCTGGCTATTTAAACCTTTGGAGCGGTTGGGGTTGTGAGCCGCGTGAGGGTTGTTGTGATTTGTATATCAGCTTTGTTAAGGATGTGATTTGTTCGGGCAATGCTGAGTTGTTTACTTATGTGATGTCTTGGTGTGCGCACCTGGTCCAATATCCGCAAGTGTTGCCTGAAACGGCTTTAGTGTTTCGGGGACGCGAGGGGATAGGGAAAAACACGTTCATTGATCCGCTACGCGATATTGTTGGCCGTGAGCATTTTTTGATGCTGACTTCTCTAAACCAGATTACGGGGCGGTTTAGCGGGCATTTAGCTAATGCTCTGCTAGTTTTTTGCAATGAGTCGGTTTGGGGCGGTGATAAGTCAGCTCAGGGTGTGCTTAAGTCGATGATTACTGATGATATGCAGCCCATTGAGCATAAGGGTCGGGATTTGGTCGTGGTGAAAAGCTATCGGCGAATGATCTTTGCGACCAATGAGAATTGGGCTGTGCCGCGCGGGGCTGATGATCGGCGGTATGTAATTACTGATGTGTCTGATGCTAAGAAAGGTGATTATGCGTATTTTCAGGCGATACGCGATGAAATGCGGAACGGCGGCACTGAGGCCTTGTTTGCTGAATTGATGGGCATGAATCTTGAGGGCTGGCATCCTCGCAGTATTCCGGCGTGTTTGCAGACGTGTGGCTGGGAGTTAAAAATACGGTCGGGCGGGTCGATTGTGCAGTGGTGGTTTGATGTACTCCAGCAAGGTTGGGTGCATAAGGTTGAGCGGCAATATGGTGAGGATGACCAGTTGTTGTGGCCTGATAAGTGTCCGTCTGATGTTTTGCAACGGTCTTATTTGCGTTGGTGTACGGATTATAAGGTGGCCCATCCTGAGCATAACGTTGTGCTGGGCAAGGCGATACATGAGTGGGGTGTTAAGACGAGTCGGCCACGGTCAGGCAATCCTGGGCGCAGTCTGTTTTATTTGTTGCCGTCCTTGGAGCAAGCCCAAGCGATTTTTTCCGAGCGGTTTGCTTTGCCCCCCACGGTTTGGGATTGCCATGAGGCGGGGGAAGCATTCGGCTAGTGGTCGTAGGTATCTATGACCGCGGTCATGGGTTTGGTTTTTGTGGAGGCCGCGTATTCCGTGGCGTGGTCATAGCGGTCGGGGTGGTCATAGATAGTTTTTTGCTACCTGAGCGGCGGTTTGTATAGCTGGCTATCCATTAGTGATGAGGTTTGTTTTATTTTTATTAATTTTATCTATGACCACTATGACCGCTATGACCACGCTAGATAAATCAAGGGGCGCGGTGGTCATAGGTTGGTCTTGGTGGTCGTAGATTAGGGAGGTGGTCGTGGATGTGTCGGTATTGGGTAGGATAGCGGGCGGGGCTGTGCAGTATGGCAGTGTTAAAGGCGGCACGGTATCGGCTGATAGTTTGAGTCGGGCGGAGCTGGCGGGGCTATTGTCTGGGCTTGATAGAGTGCATACTAATTTGGCATTGGCTAAGTATATGCGTGATGAGCTGGCGGAGTTTGCGCTTACTGAGTCGGTGCGGCTATGGATTAGCGGGGTTGCTAAGCGGGATGGGTGGCGTATTGTTAATGGTCGGCCTTATCTTAACAATATGGCCGTGCTGGCTGTGTTTGAGGTTATTAGTCCTGGGCGGTGTAGTAAGTGCCAGGGGCGTGGGTACTCTATGCTGTTAAGGATATGCAGATCGTGCGGTGGCGGCGGTTATGAGCGGTTGTCTGGTCGGGTCTTGGCGCATTCTATCGGCATGGACGAAAGGGAGTGGCGCAGAGTTTGGTCTGAGCGGTATCAGCAATGCGTTAGTTATGTACAAACTATTGATTCTACTGTACAAGCTACCGTATTTTCTAATGGTCAGAAAGAAAGTTATTGAAAGCCCCGCAAAAACGTGGTGTAATTTCCCACAATACAGAGTAACTGTGATTGAAGCCCGTTTGATTTTATCAAATGGGCTTTTTTTATGCCTGAAATTTTTCCATGTACCTTTTTATTTGAAAAATAAAAAGGTACTCCCGACGACTCACCCAAGCCAGACGACTCGAAGGCTCGGTGTGTAGAGAGATTTTTGGGTTCTATGGCCTCGGCTATATGTATGTAAGTACATGATTGTTAATTGTTTATAGGTTTTCACTTGCGGTTTTGGATATGGCTGAGAATAACGTTGCTGAAATAGAAAACTGGCAGCATTTTTCGTTGAATCAGCTATCGCTCTTGTATGGGTTTTCGCGTGACACCATACAAAAACGCATTGAAGAGCAAGGAATAAATCCAGCGGGCATAAAGCGCACCCACAAGGTTTACCACGGCGGCGAAGTTGCCAGGGCAGTTTTCCAGCCGTTCGGTAAATATCATGGCTCTAAAAATCCTGATGACATGGAGCCAAAGGATCGCAAAGATTGGTACCAAGGTGAATCAGAGAGATTGAAAATCGCCCAGCAACTAGAGCAGCTCGTTGATGTTAACGACGTGCGCACAACAATGGCCGATATAGTTCGCCCCGCCTTGCAACTGCTACAGATTTTGCCAGACATTTTAGAGCGTGATTTCAATGTGCCGATTGATGCCATTATGGCAATTGAGAAACGCATAGATGCCCTGCGCAATGAGTGGGCGGAGCAGTTGGAAGAGCTATGAGAAAAGCCAATACTGTAGCGCATGATATTGCTGAATTAATACGGCCTGGACTAAAAGCATCAGTCAGCGACAACGCCGCCAAAAATTTAAAGGTCAAAGGCAAGTCTGGCGGTGTGGGTAGTTGGGATGCGGAACTTGTACCGTATATGATTTTGCCGATGAATTGCCTGACTTCTCGGACGTATGAAGCGGTGATCTTCGTAGGGCCAGCGCAAAGCGGCAAGACCTTTGCGCTAGTCTTTGGCGGCTTGGCCCATGGCATCATTTGTCAGAAATGCGACATGATGATTGTCCAGACGACTAAAGAGACCGCCACGCAATTTGAGCGGCATGATCTAAGTTGGACGATACGCAACAGCCCGGAGCTGAAAGGGCAAATGGCGGCGGGGGCGCGGTCGGACAATGTTTTTGTCAAAACCTTCAAGGCTGGCAATAATTTATTTTTAGTATGGCCCACGGTAGCTAACTTATCCGGTAAGGCCATTAAGTTTATGATGATGACTGACTATGACCGTATGGACCCCATTCCAGGCGAAGGTGCTGTCTTCGATTTAGGCCGAAAACGTACAGAGACTTTTTTAAGCCAAGCCATGACGTTGGCTGAAAGTTCGCCTTCTGGTGAGGTCACTGATCCAACTTGGTCGCCAAGCGAGGAAAGCCCACATGAAGCACCGCCAAGTCAAAGCCAAATCTTAAGGCTGTTTAACGACGGGGACAGACACCGTTTTTATGTTGAGTGTCCAGAGTGCAAGCAATACTTTTTACCGCCCTATGATGATCGGGGTCTGGACATTAACATCACCCAAGACCTGTTGGGTGTGACTAACAACGTCATGACCCGCCCTGCGATGTTTGTATGTTCCGCCAATGGTTGCTTGATTGATACTAACCATAAAAAAGCCATGATTACTACTGGCCGGTGGCTAAAAGAAGGGCAAAAAATAATTGATGGTAAGGTAGTCGGTGAAGGTCGGAAAAGTTCCATTGCTTCATTTTGGTTTCCTGGCATCTTTGCGGCTTACTCAAATCCGCAAAAAATTGCCCAACGGCTTTTAAACGGCTTAAGAAAATATGACCTTGAAGGCGATGAAGAGCAGCTTCGCGCAATTTTCAACGTTGACTTGGGCGCACCTTATCTTTCTCGCCGCCTTGTTTCTGAATTCAGTGCTGTTGATTATCAAAAACGGGCTGAGCCGACTTTGCATAAGCATATTCCGCAGGGTGTCCGCTTTATCGTTGCTGTTGTCGATGTTCAGGGCTGGGGTTTCTCGGTCGCTGTCATCGGCTACGGCTTGCACTACGAGCGTTGGCTGATTGACCGCTACGAAATCAGGGTGTCAGATAGAAAAGATGGGGGGCAAGTTCAAACTATGAAGCCTGCCGTCTATCTTGAAGACTGGCTGAAAATACGCGATGAAGTCATGGCTAAAGCCTATCCGCTAGATGATAACTCAGGGCGGACGATGCAATTATTAATGACAGGCAGTGACTCTGGCGGTGAGCCGGGCGTTACTGAGCGGGCTTATGATTTCTGGCGGATACTTCGCAGGCTGCGTCTAAACAGAAAGTTCATTTTGCTAAAAGGCGAACGGCCAAAACCTAATCAGCAAAAGCCAAAAATCAGAAAGTCTTATCCAGAAAAAACCAGCTCAAAAGACCTAAAAGGCGCAAATGCAAGAAAAGAGATACCGATTTGGCTGGTAAATACTACACTTTTGAAAGACACGTTATCCAGCGACTTGAAGAAAACCGAAAGTTCGCCGCGCTATATCCACTTTCCCGATTGGTTGCCTAAGGAAGTTTTCGACGAGCTGACCGCTGAAGTGCGTAGCGATACAGGCGGGTGGGAAAAAATTAGTAAGCGCAACGAACTGTGGGATCAGCTTTGTTATGCTGAAGCGGTTGTGGCGGCAAAGCTTGTTGAAGACAAAAGAAAAGAACTCGACTCGGATAACCCGCCAGACTGGGCAAAGCCTTGGGATGAAAACCCGCTTATTGTCGGTACAGTAGAAGCCATAAACGCTGTTGAACCGGAAAAAATAGTGGCTGAACCAAAAGCTAAGCCTGTACCCAGATTTATCAGCTTTAATAACCGGGATTTATTCGACTAATGGCAGATTTAGCGACATTGCAAGCGTGGTTAGCAGAAGCCGAAACGGCTTACCATAGCCTACAGATCGGCAAAAAAACCCAAGAATTACATCACAACGGCAAGCGTGTTATTTATACGCCTGCACAACAAGATGAATTACGCGCCTATATTGCTGAATTAAATAGCAAAATCAAGGTGCTAAAAGGCCAAAAAGGCCGTAAACCTATCTTTTTGAGTCCGTACTAATGAGCGCAAACAACATAACGCTGTTAGATTCGCGTGGTCGGCCTTTTCAAGACACTGCGCACCATTCAGCTAGTCAATGGCGCAAGCCAATGCGCGGCTGGAACCCGCAATTAAATTCAGCCGATGGCGATTTGCTGAGTGAGTTGCCCACCATCGTAGCGCGGTCACTTGACCTCACCCGCAACAATGGCGTTGCCGCTGGCTATCCGCAAACGCTGGTTGATAATATCGTCGGTGCTGAACTCAGACTATCCTCAAAGCCTGATTACCGCGCCTTGAAAATGTCAAAAGAATGGGCTGATCAATGGAGCCAAGAAGTAGAAGCCTTATGGCGCGGCTATAGCCAGTCTGAAGAGTGCAGTGCCGCGCGTGATCTAAACCTTGGCAGTCAATGCCAAATGGTAATGCGCACCGGCGTGACCAATGGCGAGGCCTTGGCGATACCGCTGTGGCTTGAGGATAGAAAATACAAAACAGCCATCATGCTGATTGATCCTTCGCGGCTATCTAACCCTAACCGCCAACTAGACAGCAAAAATTTACGCGGCGGTATAAGAATCAATGATTACGGCGAGGCCTTGGGCTACTGCATCCAGGATGAAGCCCCGCCTATCAGCATGTACGGTTTTGGCTTCAAATGGGAAGAGATACCCGCTCGAACTGCGTGGGGCAGAAAGCGGGTTATCCACGTCCATGACAAAGAGCGTACCGGCCAGACACGCGCCAAGCCGTTTGTGTCCTCGGTCATGGGCGATTTTAAACGAGCAGGGCAATTCCAGAATGTTACTCTGGATACTACGGTTGCCAATTCGATGATAGCTGCGTTTATCAAAACCACGCTGGATTCTGAGCAACTATCATCAGCATTTGGCGATAGTTATGATGATTACAATCAAACGCGGCAAACGTACAATGATGTCAGAATGGAAGGGGGCGGCGGCTTAATCCCTTTGCAACCGGGCGATGAAGTGCAAGCCTTTTTGCCCAACAATCCAGGGGCTGATTTTTCACAGTTTATGGAAGCAACTTATCGAAACATTGCCGCTGGTTTGCATATCCCGTATGAATTGCTGTTAAAGGACTTTAGCAAAACCAGTTATTCAAGCGCACGGGCGGCGATGCTCGAAGCGTGGCGGTTCTTCTTGGGTCGCCGTCACTGGCTAGCGAATTATTTCATGCAGCCGGTTTACGAATTGTGGCTTGAAGAAATCATTAACGATAGGCTGATTGATGCACCTGGCTTTTACGATAATATCAAAGCCTATTCAAAAGCCAAGTGGATAGGGCCACCACGCGGCTGGGTTGATCCTGCCAAGGAAGTTGTGGGGGCAAAACTGCGTATGGAATATAACCTATCGACTCAAGAAGATGAGTGTGCTGAACAGGGCAAAGATTATGAAGAAGTCCAAGATCAGCGGTTTAGTGAATTGCAACGTGCGTTAAAAATGACTCAGGCTGCTGGATTACCCGATTTTGTCGCTTATCAAATTGCTGGTTTTACTCAGATTGATCCGGCTACGATACAAACAGCCATGCAATCGCCCAAAGACTAAATGTATTGATGTTGATACAAATGAATAATACTAATTTGGTTTGTTGCCGTTCCTGCGGGCAATTTATTGCTGATAAAGTAGGTGATGGCGGTGGCCTTGGGCAATGTCAGGCTTATGCGGCTATGTTAAAAAGCGATGCGGAGCCATTGGTATTGCGGGATTTTGTAAGGGAGTTGGGCGGTGATCCTAATTGCGTCGTATTTTGGGGCGGTGAAGTAGCTGATCGGGCTTGTTTGCATTATGCAGAGCGATAGTTTGTAAATAAATTTTGATGATAACAACCCGCTACGGCGGGTTTTTTTATTTATGCCCAATGGGTATGCCTGAAAATAAATTATGCCAGATCCTAACAAAATCAGCTTTGACTACGATGGCACGTTAACACAAGCAAAATATCGGGATAAAGCCAAGGCGTTCATTACGGACGGCAAAACCGTTTTTATCATCACTTCAAGGCAAGAATCCAATTCAAAAGCTGTTTACAAGGTTGCTGAGGAAATCGGTATACCAAAATCGCAGGTTTACTTTACTAACGGCCAACTGAAATGGCAAACCGTCAAACGGTTAAATATCGGTACGCATTACGACAATAACCCGGTGGAAATTGATGCAATTAAGAAAAACACTAATGCAAACGCCATTCTGGTTACCCAAGATGGCAATCAGGATAAAAAATCTATGAATAAACACATCAATCAGTTTTTGACTACGGGTGATCCGTGGGCCATTGCTCCCGGCTGGCTAGAAAAAATACACGCTATTGCTAACCGTGAACATGATTTTGAGGCGGTGCTAAAGCAGCGCGGCGAACCCATGAAGAACACCCGCACTGTCGAAAAACGCGGTAATGTCGCCGTCATTCCTTTGATGGGTGTGCTGTTCCCGCGGGCCAATATGATGACCGAACTATCGGGCGCAACTAGCCTGCAAATGTTTGGTTTGGATTTTGCCGCCGCTGAGGCTGATCCGGCCATTACTGATATTGTCATTCGTGGTGATGGCCCCGGTGGCGTTACCACGCTGGTCCATGAAACAGCAAGAATGATTAATCAGTCAAAAAAGCCAGTGACCTTTTACGTTGAAGGCCAAGCCGCTTCCGCTACCTATATGGTTGCAGCAGGGGCTAAAAACATTGTCATGGATGCAATGGCACAAGTCGGTAGCATCGGTGTAGTCAGTCAAATCAATACCCAAAAACAAGACGGCACGTTAGAGATCGTATCTAGCAATGCCCCTGACAAACGCCCTGATTTTTCAACACCTGAAGGTCAGGCCGTACAGCAAGCGGTAGTCGATGCGATGGAAACCGTTTTTATTAATGCCGTTGCCGAATTTCGCGGCATCACTCCCGATAAAGTCAAAGCCGCGCGGGGCGGCATGTTAGTCGGACAAAATGCCATTGATGCTGGCCTTGCAGATCGCTTGGGCAGTCTGGAAGGCGTAATTCAATCGTTAAACAAAACTCCCTCAACTAATCAGAGCAGAAAAATGGATATTAACACCCTTAAATTGCAACACCCTGACACCTATCAAGCCGTTATTGCTGAGGGTAAAGCCTTGGCGCAAAGCGAGTTGGCAGAAAAAACTACCGCCGCCGCCACTTTGGCGGCTACAGCGGAGCGTACCCGTATGTCAGCCATTTTGGCATGTGACGAAGCTAAAGGCCGTGAAGCCTTGGCACAACATATTGCTTTTAATACTGCCATGACCACGGATGATGCTAAGGCTATGCTGGCGGCATCACCTGCCACCGTCATTACGCCTGAGAAACCTGTCAATCCGTTATTGTCGGCTATGGGCAATATCAAAAATCCTAGCGTCGCACCTGATAAAGCCGACGGCGGCGATGGTGGGGATGATGCAACGGTCGCGCTAGCCCATGCTAATAATATGGCAGCTACACTTAACAAAATGCGCCCAGGTGCAAAAACCGCCTAAACAATATCAATCTTTAAACTGGAGTTTATGTAATGGCAAGTTATACACAAGACACATTTGTCCCTGATAGGCTAATTGCCGGTTGTCCTGATGACATTATCACCGAACAAATCACGCTCAAATCAGGCCAAAACCTAGTGCGTGGTGCAGTGCTAGGCAAGACTGTTACCGATGGCACTATCGCCGGGGCAGCGGTAGCCGGTAATACTGGCAATGGCACTATTGGATCACTAACTATCGGTGGGGCGGCAAAGCAAGGCGTGTACCGATTGATTTGTATTGAACCTGGGACTAATAGCGGTAAATTCACTGTTGAAGACCCGGCAGGTATTGTTATTGGTGTCGCTACCGTGGCTGTGGCATTTAGCGCGGCCATTGGTTTTACCATTGCTGATGGCGCAACAGATTTTGTCAGCGGTGATTCATTTACTGTGACGGTTTCTGACATTACCGAAAAATTGGCATTATCTGCCGCAACTGCTACCGATGGCACACAGCACCCTGATTGCGTATTAGTTGAGGATACTGATGCCAGTGATGGCGATGTCTTGACTATTGCCTATATCGCCGGGTCTTTTAATGACCGGGCTATCACGCTAGGTGCGGGGCATACTGTTGATAGCGTTAAGGAGCAGTTACGCGCTAAAAATATTTACCTAATCCAAACTGGTGCGGCTTAAGCCAGTTAATTTGCAATTTTGAAACGAGAATAACCTATGAATATTTACAGCACGGCTTATATGGCAACAGTCATTGGTAGCCTTATTGTGCCATCGACTTGGTTAACTAATAACTATTTTCCGATGGTACAGGTATTTGATACCGAAACTATCATGTTCGACAAAATCACTAAAAAACGCCGGGCAGCCCCATTCGTTTCGCCTTTAGTCGAAGGTAAGGTGATGGAGTCATTGGGGCGTACAACCGATACATTTACCCCTGCCTATATTAAGCCCAAAACCATCCTAGATAATGCGCGGCCATTGAAGCGGTTGGCGGGTGAGGCATTAGGTGGGGTATTGTCGCCATTAGACAGATTGGCTTACATCTTAGCATTTGAGTTGCAAGATCATCGGGATATGATTGATTTGCGCCTTGAGCTGATGGCGGCTGAAGCTTTAAGAACGGGAAAGATCACGGTTTCAGGTGAGAAATATGCAACACAAATAGTCGATTTTGGGCGTGATCCAGCGTTGACAGTTACGTTAACCGGCACGGCTCGGTGGGGGCAGTCAGCCGCAAAGCCTTTGGAAAATTTACAAACCTGGGCAGGTTTAACGCTGAAAAAATCCGGGGCGGCAACGCGTGATGTGACGATGGATATAGATGCCTGGAATGAATTCAGAAAGGATGCCGACGTTAAGGCTGAGCTAGCATTATTTCGCGGTAATTCGACGATGGTCAGTGACGGCGTTTTTGAAGACGGCGGCGTATTTATGGGTAAAATACAAGGGTTTAATATCTTTGTCTATTCCGGCCTGGGTGAAGATGACGAGCCTATTTTACCAAGCGGTACGGTCATCATGGCATCACCAACACAGTTGGCAGGTGTGCGGGCCTTTGGGGCTATCCGTGATGAGGAATCCGGTTATATAGCAATGGCCTATTTTCCAAAATCATGGACTGAGCAAGACCCTAGCGGTCGTATTATCATGACCCAAAGCGCACCGCTTCTAGTGCCAGGCCGCGTTAATGCCTCATTCTGTGCAACCGTTTTGTAAATAGGAAAATACTTATGAAAAATAAGGATTTATTGTTTATCGCCATTTTAATGGCGGCGGGGGCTTGGGGGTGGGTGTTAGGTGATACGTTTGTACGTTTGCTGGATATAGCGTTGATTGGTGTGCTATGCCATTATTTCAACGGCATGGCAAACGCAAAATCTATTGAGTGTGATGTTCTCGATTATTTTTCCGGGGCATTTAAAAGTACCTTGGCAAGCTTGGGTGGGTGCGTTGTCGCTGTGTTTGCCATTGTGCAATCAGGCCATGCAGAAACGATGGATTATATGGTCATGTGGTCGGCCTTTACATCGGGTTATCTGTCTGATGGTACGCTCAATAAACCGCCACCATCACCCAGTATCAATATGGGATAACTCATGGGCAAATGTATTGGTGTCTGTACATTTGCCTGCCCTATTTTTAAAGCGATAAAAATGCTATGGATGATAAGTTTGGGGTTTTGTCATTTGTAATGAGTACGCTTACTTATTTAACGGTGGCGGCAAATGCACTTTTGGCATTTTTGGGTACATATAGCCTGGGATTTGGGGTTATTTTTGCAGGTATCACTTGTTGGTTGAATTGGCGGGTGCAGAAATTGCGGGTCAGGCTATTATTGAGTAAAAGCAATGATGTCGATATTTGATGCTGATTTTCACAGCGAGATAGTGGCAGGATTAGGCCAAACTGTACAGTTTGTTAGTTCGGACGGTACTGAGTTTGATATTGATGCTATTTTCGATTCAAACATAGCCCAGGAAAAAATGGGCAATGCCCCTGTTTCGGCAAGCAATTATTCGCTCAGTTTTAGCGGTGAATTTGTGCGTCAATTTAGCATATCTGCTAATGCTATTTTTAGAGTCGGTAGCCAACGTTATAAGGCCTTTAAAAAGCCGTTTATTGATAGCGAGGATTGGGCTACAGTTGAATTAATTATTACTAATTGAGGTTGCTACTATGTTTTATTTGAAAAAGTTTGTGCATGACTGGGTTATTCATCCTCTTTGCTGTGATGTTCCGGCAAGGCTTATTGATGCTGGTAAGCGTTTTCATGATAAACATGCAAAATGGACGTTTGATTAAATTCGCCTTTAGGCGAAAAGTGAGGGCGTATGCAAATCACTGCTAGCGTTAATGCTGATAATGTCCGGGCATATTTGGACGGCATAGCCAAACAGGTGCCAGTTGCACAGAAAAATGCCCTACAAGCGGCATTGGGCGTATTGCGTGATGATGTGCTTAATGCCGTTAAAAGTGATGGCCAATTGCCTTTGAATGTGTTGGCTAATCGGTTGCGGTTTGATGATAAGCCTGATGCTATTGCCTTGTGGCTTGGGCAGTTGCCGGTTAATGCTGCTTACTTGGGTGCTATTAGCCAAGGCGGTACGGGAGGGTATGCGGGTAAGCAATTTTTTCAAGGTGCGTTTGTTATCACTAAAGGGGGGTATCAGACACTACGCAAACGCACTGGGCAGGGGCGGCTACCGATTGAGGCGGTGACTGCTGAGGTGGGTGACTGGCAAGCGGTTGCTGATAATTCGGCTAACTTGGCGGTTAATCAGTATGTTGAGGTTTTTTTACAAGATGTGGAGCTTTAGTTATGTTGGCTAGTTGGTCGCCTGGGATCGGTCTTTTAAAGCAACGGATACAAGATAATGTCAGCGGGTATAAAGTCATTGATGCAATGGAAAATGTAGTTGTCGGCGGCAATGTCGAGGCTGAGCAATTGCCCTGTTGTTTAATTGGCGATTTTGGGTCGTTGCTGGATTTATCAACGGCGAAAAACCAGCGGCATGTAAAGTCCGGCGAGTATTTTGTGATGGTGGTGGTTGAAAATGGCACTGATGCTTATCAACGCTCAATGCAATTGCTTACTGACACGGTGAACTGGATACTTTACAAAAACCCTGATGCTAATCCGCAACCTTTACAGGCTGAGTGGCTTCCTGCCGGTTGCAGTTATCCGTTTAAACTGTCGGTGAAGCAACCGCCCGCACAATACGACATGACCCGTGTAGTGCGGATCGTGATGTTTACATTTAAAGAAAGAAACGAAGTGCCTTAAAAAAAATCAATGATTACAGCCAAACCCGCCTAGTGCGGGTTTTTTTTTAGTTTGTCTCAAGGAAAATTATGGAATTTACAAAGCAGGGTAATGCGCCTGTTGTAGTGGGCAGCATTACTTATTATCCGAACGAAGCGGGGGTTTACACTATCCCTGATGCTGAATGCACAGACGGTATTTACAGCTTAGGCTTGGTAAATGCCTTGCCGATAGACGGCCATGTTGCCGACGACGGTGCTGGTCAGAATGTCGGCCATGTTGCCGACGGCGGTGCTGGACAGGATGTCGGCCATGTTGCCGACGACGGTGCTGATCAGGATGTCGGCCATGTTGCCGACGGCGGTGCTGATCAGGATGTCGGCCATGTTGCCGACGGCGGTGCTGATCATAATGCCGGCCATGTTGCCGACGGCGGTGTTGATCAGGATGTCGGCCATGTTGCCGACGGCGGTGTTGATCAGGATGTCGGCCATGTTGCCGACGGCGGTGTTGATCAGGATGTCGGCCATGTTGCCGACGGCGGTGCTGATCAGAATGCCGGCCATGTTGCCGACGGCGGTGCTGGCTAGATTTGCACGGCTGGTACTGGCAGTTCATCCCTCTATAAACAGTTTATAAATTAGGAATTTTTATGACAATATCTTCTGAATTATCACCATTTGGCGCGGGTAGTGCCATTGTTACATCGCTGACCGATTCAACGGGGGCATTATTAGCTGTTCCCCAACCGTTCGACATACCCGAAGTGACGGCAATCGAATACGACTTTAAAGCTGATGTGAAAAGCTTGGTGGGCAAAGGCAGTTATCCGATTCGCTTAGCGCACGGCAAAAAAACCGCGTCAATTAAAATCACTGCTCAGGCGCGTTTTGCCAAGCTGCTGAATTCCATTTTTTACGGTACGGATTTGGCGACCGGTGCTGACCATATCTATATCGATAAAAATGGCAAAACAATACCCTCACAAAACGGTGCAGTTTACAAAATCAAAAATTGCATCACGTTTTTCTTGGGAAAATGGGTTAGCGATACCCAGGTTAAAGTTAACGGCATTGTGGCGACGGAAATCACTAATGCCACGGCTAAGCTGACGGCTGGGCAATACCGTATTGCTAACGGCGTGTATCAATTTGCAACGGTGGATAACGGTAAAACGGCGGCATTGACGTATGTGGTCAGCGGCGGGGTGTCGGTTGTCTCTACCTTTAAAATCCCACCTGCTTTAGTGTGGAATGCCAACGCTTTCTATAGCAATACCAGCGTTAAAAAGACCAACAATACTTGGGTGCGTGATACTTACAATCCGGCAGCGGTTGCACCTATTGCTAATCATTATCAGGTCTCGCCTAGTGGTGTCTATATTTTCAATTCGACAAATAGCGGTGCTAGTGATTTTGTCATCACTCATGTGACCAGCGGCGTTAGTGTGGCGACGGTGGTGGCGACTTTCCCTGATGCTGGTTATGGTTTTATTGTTGATCCGCCGGGGTCAATGAATTATGTCGATACTGTCAATGTTGTGTTGGCAACTAATAGCGGTACGGCCATGACGGACGTTGCTGTAGGTGAAAACCTAACCCAGTCTGCCGAACCTGCCAGCGGCCAGTATGATGTCGATAGCACGGGCATTTATACCTTTGCGGCGGCTGATGTCGGGGATATGGTCAATATCTTTTACCAAACTGACTGGAGCTTTATTTCTATTGCGCCGCCGCAAAACGGTGATTTTCTGGATATTAAAGGCCTACGCAATCAAGACGGCGAGATCATGACCCGTGTCGCCTTTGTTACGCCTATCTCATTATCGCGTAACCAGTACATGGTCGATGCCAATGGCACTTGCTACTTTGATACCACCAATTTTGGCGAGACGGTGTACATCAGTTACAGCTACCACACTGACCATGGCGTGACGCTGACTATCGACAACGACGACATGGGCAGCGGCCCCACGGTGCTGTTGGATTTGCAGTTTACTGACGAGGGTGTGCTGCGTACTTTGTCGGGTATGCGCGGCAAATGCAAGGGCGATAGCTTGAAAACCAAGCAAGATGACTTTTCGCCGATTGACATTGAATTTGAAGTGATGGCGCATCCGGTGACGCGCATTGTCGCCACTTACAGCGAGTCCACTTTATAAAATGACCACCGTGATGCTGGGCGGTAAAAGCTGGGAAGTGGTCGAGCCTGTGTTCCGCGATTTAAAAAAGATCATTGCCGCCAACGACAAATTGGCAAACCCGCTGTTATCGCCTGAGCATCCTCACTTGATTATGCTGATTATCCGGCTGCTGCTACCGACTTATCCGCTTGATAAGCCCTGGTGGTGGCGGTTGGCTAATTGGCGTACCTATCCTAGCCCTAGTGCCGATGAATTAAATACCTTTATCGCTGCTATTCCTACCCTGTGCGGCTTATCGCCGTCGAAATCTGTAGAGCCGTCCGGTGCTGATCCGTGGGGTGAAATTTATGCCCACGTTGCCGCTTCGGTCGGCTATACCTTTGAAGAGCTGGACACTACCATGACCCTAAGCCGCTTGGATGCCTTGTCGGCCTACTGGCAAAAGCATCCGCCTGTGCATTTGCTAAAGGCGGCGGAATTGGGCTATGAGTACAAAGAAAAGCAAAGCGTGAAGGCCTTTTTTGACAGTATTGCGGGATCAATGCGGCGTTAATGCCGTTTTTTTTAAACTGACCTAAATAAATATTATGAATAGCTTACTTGGTAATTACCGCCATTTGGCGGGGTTGACTGCCCCTAAAATGCTAGTTGTGGCAATCGCATTGCTGGGCGTGAAAGAAACCAAAGGCGCGGGGGATAACCCAGAGATTTTGGGCTGGGCAAACGAGATTGGCCTCAAGTCCGCCTATGGCCATGACGAAATCCCTTGGTGTGGTTTGTTTGTCGGTGTTGTTGCGCACCGTGCGGGCAAGCCATTGCCGGTTAATCCGCTGTGGGCAAGAAATTGGGCAAAATGGGGCAATGAATCGAAAGAGCCTAGCCTGGGTGACGTGCTGGTGTTTGCACGGGGTTCGGCGGGGCATGTGGCTTTGTATGTAGGTGAAGATGCTGGCCACTATCACATCTTAGGCGGCAACCAGTCGGATCAAGTCTGTATCGTTAAAAAATCGAAGGGCGATTTGTTGGCGGCCAGAAACCTTTACGCGACGGGGAAACCGGATAATTGCCGTCCGGTGCATTTGTCGGCTAATGGCGGTGTTGTCTCGACTAAGGAGGTTTAGCCTGATTTAGCTGGAAATTAAAAAAACCGCCGTTGGATGGGTTCGGCGGCGGTTTTTTCATTTTTATGAGGGGTGGTTAAATGGGTGTATGGTTAGCCTTGTTTTTTGTTGTTGGTTTTATTTCCGGTGGAGTGTTTGCGTTTATAGTTTGGTGTAAGGATGGGTTGAGTAAATTGTGATTCAGTTATATTTATCAAATTTTGTAATAATTCATAGCATCCATTTTTTTACATTGGTACAATCCACCTGCTGTTAATGCGGTTAAACAATAGGAGAATAAGCAATGGCAAAGCTAATTGGCACAAAAAACGATGACTATATTCCTGGCACAGACTTAGCCGATGAAATACACGGCAATGATGGCAATGACACCATCAAAGGTAAAGGCGGTAATGATTTGATTTATGGCGATGCCGGTAATGATTTGGTTTATGGCGGCCTAGGTGATGATGTCATTTATGGCGGAATTGGAAACGATGAGATTTATGGCGAAAGCGGCAATGATAAGCTTTATGGCGGCAATCAATTGGATTACTTATACGGTGGTGATGGCAATGATTATATAAATGGTGGCAATGGCATTGACCATCTCTATGGTAGTGATGGCAATGACGTTTTAATCGGTAACGGCTATCTGGAAGGCAATTGGGGGCGCGATGTCATGACTGGCGGGGCGGGTAGCGATACTTTCGGTTACACGCACATTGCCGATTCTGGCTCTAAGGCCAGAACAATGGATGTTATCAATAATTTTGGCACAAACGATATTATCAGCCTGAAAGAGATTGATATTACTTATAATGATGTAAACGTTGATAGCGTCTTTGTCCGTATCAGTGATAACAGCGATTTTTGGGGGGCTTTGCAAGTTAAGTTTGATCCGGCTACCCAAACATTATTGGCAAATGTCGATGATAATTTTCAAACTGTCGAGTTTGCCATTAAGCTAACGGGCGTGACTGATTTACAGGATGCCAATCTGATTTTGTAAGATAACCGTATTGCACCGCATGTTGACTGTTTAAATATCTGGTGCAGTTGGTACATTATGCTATCTCTAATGCGTCATACGCGGGCTTTTAAAAGATAATCCCGTTGGGCGAAATCGCCTAACGGAACAAAATCAATTAGTTGCTCCGTAAAAACAAAGCCCACCAAAGAACAAGGCATACTGGAGTGTTGGTGCGCTATTTTATGGCAACTAACTGATTTTGTTTAATTAAGCTATTTCACTTAATTGATTATATATGCTTTAGTCTGATCTGAATTTAAATAATCGGTTGTTATAACCAATTGATTTTGTTCCGTTAGGATATTTCTCCTAACGGTTTCAAGGCAATGTAAAAACTCGCTTTATGCGGGTTTTTTTATGCTTAGGCATACTATGTTTTATTGCAACCAATTGATTTTTTTCCATAACGATATTTATCGTTATGGCTTCAACGCAATGTAAAAACCCGCCCCGTGCGGGTTTTTTATGCCTTTCGGATTTGTAGTTTCTTGACAAAGCTATTTTATAGGATTACGCTTTACTTGCCGTTGCCACATTGTGACGGCCAGGTGTGAGAAGCCTGAATATACACAAAGATGCCCAAGCGCATCATGCGCTTTTTTTATGCCTGTCGTTTTATGGTGGGTATGGATGGGGGAGCTTCGGCTCGCCGCGTTTCTTTGTGCGCGGTCTTCTCAACCCTGTCCATATCTGCCGCCCACGTTTGAGAAGCGTGAGCGGTTTCTTGATTATTACACAAAGGAAACCATTATGTCTGCCCAGCAAATTTTAAGTATTGAATTCCGCGAACAAATATTGTTAGCTACGCTAATTGATGGTGTGCCGCATGTTGCCATGAAACCGATTTGTCAAAATATCGGATTAGATTGGGAGGCTCAACGCCAAAGAATTATGCGCCATTCTGTTTTAAAACAGGTTGCCTGTATGATAAAGGCAACCTCATTAGGTGCTGATGGAAAGGCTTACTTGGTGGATATGCTCATGCTCCCTATCAACTACCTGAACGGCTGGCTGTTCGGTGTCGATGCCGAGCGGGTCAAGCCAGAGATCAAAGTCCGCCTGATCGCCTACCAGACTGAATGCTTTGAAGTGCTGGCGGATCACTTTATGCCTAGCCATCCTAAGCCCGAACCTGAATCCCAAGCCCCCGCTTTCGAGCATGACCCTGAACGGGTGGTGCTGATCCGTGAAATAGCCACCCTGACCAAACGCCTGGTGCGTTGCCGCAACCCGATGGAGCGGCAGGCCTTGGGGCGGTGCGTTATGCACCTGAACGAAATGGCGGGGTTTGCTGACCACCTTAACCCGCTGGTGCTGGCGGAACTGGCTTTAGTGCCGTTGCGGATTGCAGCGGACAGCGACAACGGCCTTATCCTTAAGCAGTTTTGGCACCATTACCATATCATCGAAGCCTTAGAGCCGCTTAACCATACCAGCAAGCCCGGCTTTATCGCCCTTAACTTGGCCTACGTCCTTAAGGCCTTCCAGCGTGAGAGTTTAGACCATGATGTAGATAAGGGGCGGTTGTATGATGCCCTGCGTGCCAGTGCGTCGCCTTACCCTGAATTTGTTAAGGCCAGTTTTAACCTGCAATCGGTGTTGTTGCCTAAGCAGGTGGTCAGGACTTGGCTGTTTAAGTCCAACAGCGAAGGGGCATTATCATGAATGCCGTAGAATCAGCCAAGCTACGCCGCGAAGTGATCGAGGATTTGCACCAAACCAATTTTGCGCTGGAGTCGCTGACGGAATTGCTGAGCGTGGCGGGTGATAACATTAACATTACCCCACAAAAGCTGTATTTTTTATTGAATATTATCGTCAAAAAGCAAACTGAGTTGGTTGACCAACTGGACCCGCTAAGTTAGCCGCTACCAACACCCACTAACCGCCTACGATGCAAATCAAGGGCGGTTTTTTTATGTCTAAAGAAAACTGAAAAATTATTGCTATGGCAAACGACAAAAAGACAATCAAGATTGATATTGAGGGTGATGCTCAAAGCCTTAAAAAAAGCGTTGATGAATCAGGTAGCTATATTGAAAAGCTAAAAGAAAAAGTGCTGTCAACAAAAGAGGTTTTTGTTGATGGTGTTCATTATATTGTTGCATTTGGGGCTGCTTTTAGTGATGTTATCAAAAGCAATCTTTATTTGTCCGCAGAATATGCCGCTCAGCTTAAAGGCATAAGAGGTGGGTTGCTGGGATTATTGACTTTAAAAAATGCCGATTTTAGCGACCTTTTTGGCAAATTTATAGTTCATTTAGGGGCATTAGGTTTACAAATTAATGAGGCAAAGCATTTCGAAAGTGAATTTGCCAATATTAAAAAAGTAGTGTCCGCAACTGATGATGAATTTTTGGCATTAGAAAAGACAATAAAGCGGCTAGCTGTTAATGAATTACCGTTAAATTTAACGGATTTAAATCATATTACTGAAGCTGGCGGGCAGTTGGGTGTGGCGGCTAGTGAGCTTGAGGATTTTATTCGCATTGTCAGCCAGTCAGCCGTTGCGCTTAAAATTCCGGCTGATGAAGCAGGTATGTCAATTGCTAAACTAAGTACGCTTTATAAGCAACCTATCAAGGATATACGCATATTATTGGATGAGATTCATATCTTATCGAATTCTAACGATTCTATGCCTAAAGATATTATTGCCGTCCAAACTAGTTTAGGCGGTGATGCTAGGAATTTTGGGTTGCTAAAAAATGAAACCGCCGCTATTGCATCAACCGTATTATCGTTAGGTGCGGGTGCGGATACTGCCGATAGATCGTTAAGAAGCTTGTTTACCGGATTATTGACAGGTGAGGGGCGTAGTGCAAAGTTTAATGATTCGTTGGAAAAAATAGGATTTTCGGCGAATCAATTAGCCGAAAATATTAGAAAAAATCCCAAGCAAGCTTTGTTGGAATTTTTAGATCAGCTTAATACGTTTGATAATGTATCAAAACTCCAATTACTAAATGGTATGTTTGGTACAGGTAAAGACCTGGGTGAGATTGCAAAATTAGCCGAACGGGTTGATTTATTACGCACTAATTTTGAGCTAGTAAAAAATGAAGCGGCTGCTGCGGGCAGTATGGCGGCTGCATTTGCAAAGCAAGCGGAAACCTTAGATAACAAGGCTCAATTAGCTGCAAATGCGGTTGGTGTATTAGCAGTTGAAGTGGGTAATCCGTTCTTGGCTCCCATGAAAAAAGCTACGGATATATTCCATTATTTCACCAGCGATTTAGCAAATTTTGCTGCTGAGAACCCAGCCGTTACAGCTTTTTTAAGGATTATAGCGGTCGTAAAAACGTTATCATTATTTTTAAATGCGCTTGTTGCCATATTTCCGCTTTTAGTTACCACTATTGTTCGGTTTAATGGCCTTTTACTGAGTTCTCCTTTGGTGGCTTTCGCTGCCCAGATAGGTGGGGCAACACTAGCGGTTATTTTGCTTACAGGTGTGGTAGGGGGATTTAATTCGGTCGCCTTATCAATGACGGTAGCAGTCGGGTTAATCGGTTATAACTCTGTGCTAGCTTTTAAAGCGGCTGGGGAAAGTGCGACGGTATTTAGATCAATCCTAATTGGTTTGCGGACTACTTTTTCAGCACTTTTAGTAGCCTTCGGCGGTGGTTGGATTGCTGCTTTAATTGTTGCTTTCACATCCCTTTTTGTTTTATGGGAAAACACAAAAGATAAAATAGTCAATCTTGGCAAAACAAATGCCACTGTCGCTGAGTTTGTTAGTGCGATGTGGCGTGTGGCTACCAGTTCGATTGTCCAGTCAGTCAATTACATTTTGGAAAAGCTTAATGAATTGACGGCCATGTTATTTGGCATAGAAAAAACTAATAAAAAGGCTACTGATGGAATTGCTAATGATTGGAATGACCTGAATGAAAGCATACCTAATAGACTAAAAGGCATAATCAATGCCATTAAAGGGATATTTGATTTTATTTCGGATTATTTCGTAATCCACATGGGGACGGCAATTGAGACAGTAAAAATTAGGTTGCAAACGGCTGTTGAGTTAGTTAAGGCGGCGGCGCGTGATATTCAAAATGCTTGGCATTTTGATTTTAATTTTTCAAATTCAAAAGCTGCAATGGCTGAAGGCGAAAAAAAAACCGATGCCGTACAAGAACAAGGTTCTGGAAAAGTTGGGCAAAGTTTATTTCGGGTCTTTACTACTGATTACGTCGATAACGAGATTGATGCTGGCAGGGCTGATCAGGTAAAAAAAGATCTTGAAGAAAAAAATAAGGCCGTGGACGAGGCCGCAAAACATGCGCTAGAAGTCCAAAAGCAACTAGATGACCAATTAGGAAAAGTTAAGGTTGATTTTGAGCCAAAAGAAACAAAAGCAGAATTATCAGCTAAAAATAAACATATTAAGGCTTTGGCTGACCTCCAGCAAGCCGCGATAAAAAACCAGCAAGATGCGCTAAAAGATGCGCATGATTATGAATTGGGACAGCTCGATGTTATTTTCAAAGAACGCCAACTTAACCTAAAAAAATTAGGCTTGAGCGATTTGGAAGAAAAACAACGCGGCATCCTCTTGGCCAAAGAACAAGCTGATGCCAAGATCGCTATTGAGCGCGATTTTATTCTTAAATCCGCTAAGCTCGCTGATGATGCAATTAATGCCAAAATCAAGGTCGCCCAAGCCGAAGCGGCTAGAACGGCATCTAGCCCCACCGGATCGCTGGGGGCATTGATTGCAGGTGGTGAAAGCCGTGGCGATTATAATGCCTATAATCGCGGCACGACATCAGACGGTAAGCCATTGCCGTCCACTGGAAAAATAAACTTGGAGGCAATGACCATTGCGGAAATCCAGGCTAAGCAAGCCCTGTCTATCGTAGATAAAGACAGATTAGGCGCGGTGGGTAAATATCAATTAATTGCCTCTACGTTAAAAAGTGCAGTTGCTGCGCTAAAATTGAGTGCTGACACTAAGTTTGATGCCGCCACCCAAGAAAAAATATTTACCCAATATTTATTAGATGCTAAACGGCCATCCATCAAGGAATACATTACGGGAAATGGCACCGATAAAAATGCTGTGCAGTATGATGCCGCGCAAGAATTCGCTTCTATCGCTGACCCAAAAACAGGTAAAAGCGTATATCCCAACAACACCGCTACCGTTTCATCCGCACAATTTCAACCGGCTTTAGAATCGGCAAAAAACAATTATCAACAAAATATCAGTCTTGGTTTAGATAAAAAAACCGCCTATGTTCAAGCTATTTCAACGGGCGGTACTGCGGGAAATGAAGTAGAAGATGAGCAGGATACCGTCACTAAGATTGCCGCGCTTAATAATGAGCGTGTAGCCAATGAAGCCGATAAGGTCGCTAAACTTAAGAAATTAGGCTTAGATGAAAAAACCGCGCTGGTTGAAAAAACAACGTCTGAATTGGAAATTGCTAAGCAAGCTGCTGAAAAAGAAAAGGCTTTGCTACATGAAAGGCAACAGGCGACGTATAACTTAGCTAATGACCAACTTGCGGCCAAACAAGCTGAGGCGCAACAACAATATGCCTTGGGGGTTATCACCCAAGCGGAATTGTTGGCTATGGAGCAAGAATATGCGAAAGAAAGGTTCGCTATTGCTTTAAAGCTGGCTGAACAAAAACGTGATTTGACTAAGGTCGGCACGGTTGAGCGGGCGCAAGCTGAAGAGGCGGTTTTACAATTGGAGCGTGATTATGCGGCAACGTCGCGGGGTCTCGCTAATCAGCAGGTGCTTGACCGCAAGCAACAATTTGACAAAATATTTGCGCCTTTGACCAATGCGCTGGATCAGTCTGTTAACGGTATCTTAACAGGACAGCAAACGCTGTCTAACGCCCTGCGCAATACAGCGCAATCCATCACTATCAGCTATATCCAAGAAGCATTGAAGCGGCGGGCGGTGCTGGCGCAAAACTGGCTTTTTGAAAAGCTTGGGTATGCTAAGGTGGGGGCTGAAAAAATGACGATTGATAAAAACGTCGATATTTTTGACGGCCTTCTCTGGATAGGCAAGAAAATGCGCCTGGCCGGGCAGTGGGCTTGGGATTTATTGGGGTTTGGGGCAAAAGAAACCGCTAAGGTTGGTATTAAGGCGGGTAGCGAAACGGCACAAGCCGGGGCGGTAGTTGCTGGTGAAACGATAAAGGCCGGGGCAGTAGCTGTTGGTGAGGGTGTACAGACTGCCGCTGTTGCTGCGGGGGAGTCTGAGCGTAGCAGTATTACGATGCTGGGGACGTTGAAAACGATTGGCGCAAAAGCGGCGCAAGCGGCGGCTGGAGCATTTGCTTGGGTGATGGCGGAAGTACCATTTCCCTTGAATGTTATCTTGGCCCCTGTTGCTGCTGCTGGGGCATTTTTAGGCACTATGGCATTTGGCTCTATGGTGTCGTCAAAGGGCGGTGAGTGGGACGTTCCTGAGGATCGGCTGCAATTAGTTCATAAGCGTGAAACCATCCTGCCGGAATGGGCGGCTGCACCTTTGCGTAAATTAGTTATGCAAGGTCAGCCGTTAGCGGGTGGGGTGTCCAACACCGCTGGCCGGAAAGTCACCGACACCACTGAATCGGTCAAGGCCATAGCCAGTACGGTCAGCTCGTTGGTGTCCAGCACCGTGCAGTCCGTCACGGACAAGGCCAGTACCGCTGGCCAGAGAATCACCGACACTACTGAATCGGTCAAGGCCGTGGCCAGTACGGTCAGGTCGCTGGTTTCCAGCACCGTGCAGTCCGTCACGGATAAAACACAATCAGCTTACGAGGTTGCCAATAAGATTAAATTTGCGGCTTCAGGGGCTGTCTTGCCCTCTAATACTAGGCAAATCGTTGCTGATTTGGCGTTAGCCGGAAAGATTTATCCGTTGCAACTGCCTGATTCGGCCTTGGCGATGCGTAAAACGTCGGCGCAAGCGGCTACGCAATTTGCTAAAGAGCAATACCTGGTCAAGCGGGATCAGCGTAAGTCGGATAGTGAGCGGGTGAGAGATCGGTCTAAATCGGGTGGGGGTATGCAGATTGTCCAGTTAGATATTAATGATTTTTTTGGTCGGCATGGCAATGCCATTGTTAAGTCAGTCGGCAAGCAATTGCGTAATTTTAATACGGGTAAGTAGTTATGACGTTAGCTGTTTTTCCTGATTTTTCGGGGGCGGATTGGGGCAATATCAAACATCCTGATTTTAAAACGGATATTTTTGAAGCGACAAGCGGGTACGAGTCACGCGCCATGTTGCGGCAATATCCTAAGTACACCTTCCATTATCCGCTTGAGCATATTGTTGACAATCGGGAGGAAAGCGACCTACGGGCTTTGCTGGGTTTCTTTCTCGCCCGGCACGGGGCGTATGAGGCTTTTTTGTTTACTGATCCATCGGATTGCGCGGTTGACGGCCAGGTGATTGGGGTTGGTGATGGTACGCGTGTGAGCTGGCAGTTAGTGCGCTCGTATGGTGGGTTTGTCGAGCCGGTGCAGAATGTTAATGCGGTGGATTCTGTACCGGCTATTTTTTTAGATGATGTTTTGCAGGTCGATGTTACGGATTATGGCATTGCTGATGACGGCTTGGTTACGTTTACCTCGGCACCTGCTGATGGTGCGGTTGTGACTTGGACGGGCAATTATTATTACCGTGTCCGGTTTGTCGATGACGGTTATGATTTTGCGCAATTTTCAAGTGACTTTTGGGAGTGTGCGGATATTGCGTTTGTGGGATCGGTGAGGAATGTAATCTGATGAAAACTAATTTAAGTGGGATACCCGCGCTACTACCAGGGGCGCGTTGTGAGCTTTATACCTTTTATCTGAAATCGGGGGCAATGCTGTGCTATTCGACGGGTGATAAGGACTTGATTTATCGGGGCAGCACTTATCTGGCCGGGGTATTTAATATTGAGCGTGGCACGATTAAAAGCACGGTGGGCATCAAGGTCGATGATGTAACGGTGACGGTGCATCCTACCGATGGCTTTGAGATTGATGGCATTAGCCTTTCGGCTTTTGTTGATAACGGCGGCTTTGACTGGGCCATTTTGAAAATAGAGCGGGCGCGGTCGGACCGTGTGGTACATCTTTTTGAAGGCCTTGTCTCTGATGCGCAGGGCGATAGGCTAAAAGCTGATTTAACTATTAGTGCGCCGACTATTTTGCTTGACGTACAAATGCCGCGCAATGTTTATACACCTGGCTGCATACATAGTCTTTATAAAGGTGGCTGTGGCTTAAATAGAGCTGATTTTGCGGTTGCCGGTACGGTGGAGTCCGGCTCTTCGGTTTTGTTTTTGCAGTCGGGCTTATCGCAGGATGCGGGGTATTTTGATTTAGGCAGTATTGATTTTACTAGCGGTGCTAACAGCGGTGTGACGCGCACTATCCGGCATTATCAAAGCGGCCAGATCGTCTTGGCTTACCCTTTGCCGCACTCTCCAGCGGTCGGTGATGAGTTTATCGCTTATCCCGGCTGTGATAAGCGTAGGGTGACGTGTGACGGCAAGTTTGCCAATGTGGGTAGGTATCGGGGCTTCCCTTTGATTCCTGTGCCCGAGCAAAGCGTATGACGGGTAAATATGGTTTGCGGCTTTGGGGTGAGCAGGATGCCAGGGCGGCAATTATTGCCGAAACGAAAACCTGGCTGGGTACGCCTTGGCGGCATCAGGCGGCGGTACGGGGCGCGGGGGTCGATTGCGGCAAGATCCTGATAGAAATTTATTCAGCCTGTGGGCTAATTGAGCGGCCAACTGTTGAGAGTTACCCACGCCAATGGGCATTGCATCGTAATGAAGAGCGGTATTTGTTAGTGGTCGAGCAGTATTGTCATCGGGTTGATTTACCTGCCCCCGGTGACTTAGCAGTTTGGCGGTTTGGGCGCACGTTTAGTCATGGCGCAATTGTTGTCGATTGGCCGTCTATTATCCACGCGGACGTTGCTGAAGGCGTGGTCTGGGCTGATGCTTCGTGTGGGCGTTTGGCTGAGCGTGAACAGCGGTTTTATTCTATTTTTGGTTGATTATGGGTATTTTTGGCGGTGGTAGTTCTGCATCTACGGTTTCTAAGTTTTCGTCGCTTAACGTGCAGACGGCGGGGTATGGGGTTGCTATACAAGTGTGTTATGGCCGTAACCGCGTTTATCCGACTTTAGGGTATTACACGGATTTTGCGGCGCATCCGCAAAGCCAGGGCGGCGGCAAAGGCGGCGGTGGTGGGTCGTCCTCTTATACTTATAGTGCGACGGTGATTTATTTGCTGTGTGAAGGTGCTATTAGAAATATGGGCAAGCTTTGGAAGGATAAGCAGGGTTTTGCTACGTTAGCAAGCGGTGGGTTTACCTTTGGTAAGACCGGAATCTATCCGCAAGATGCTTGGGGATACTTGGTTACGGCTCACCCTGGTGATGCCTTGGGCTATTCCGGCACTGCTTTGGTAGCGGCCAGTAATTATGATTTGGGCAATACGAATAGCTTGGGCAATCATTCGGTTGAGGTTTTCGGGCGGTGCTTGTCGGGATCGTCGGGGGATCAGAATTATTCTGATTGTTACATCAAAGATATTATTCCTGATTTTTTGGAAAATGAGCATTATGGTGCGATTGATCCGCAAATCATCACTATTCCGCTGCGTCTTAGTGCTATGCACGATTATTGCGCGGCGCGGGGGATTTTGATTAGTCCGCTGTTGAGTGCGCAAAAGCCGGCTAATGAGTATTTGACGGAATGGGCCATGGTCGCTAATGCTGGGATTGTTTATAGCGAGGGGCATTTGTCTTTTGTACCGTATTCGGATCAGTCGTTTAGCAATGATTTTGCGACTTATACGCCTGACACGGAGATTAGGGCGCATTTTGATGATGATAATACCCAGTCGCCCATAAAGCCAACGCGTAAGAAGGCAGCGGATTGTTATAACGGCGTGCTGGTAGAGTATTTGAATGCAGGTAACAGCTACAATAAATCGACGGTGGATTATAAGGATCAGGCCAGTGTAGATTTTGATGGCTTACGCGCAATGTCCACGCTAGTGCTGGATTGTATAAAAACGGGATCGGTTGCGCTGAAGGTCGCCCGCTGCGAGGTATCAAAGAGTCTATATATCAGAAATGAATACGAAATTATTGCCCCGCTTGATTATGATTTCTTACAGCCGATGGATTTTATCACGGCCAGTGATAGTGTTTGGGGGCTGAATTCTACGCGGTTGCGGATCAAGGCGATTGATGATGATGGCAGTATTTTAATAATTACGGCTGCAATTGCGCCAATTGGCGTTTATTCGGGATAAATTATGGCAATTGATGATTTTGAAGTTTCTTCGGCGGCGCATCCTCAGGACAATGTTGTACCTGGTTTAGTTAATGCCCCGACAATATTTATAGGCCCATCCGCAAAGACGGCGGCTTCCGGGGAGTTGTGGTTTGCAGTTTCATGCAATGACAGCAATTATGGCGGGTGTGTGGTGCTGGCATCTAATGAAGGAGAGGATTATTCTCGGATTGGTATCATTCGGGGGTCGGCAACGCATGGCGTGTTGATAGCTGCGCTAGCTGACGTGGCCGGACTTGATGAAACCAGCGTTTTGTCTGTTGATTTGTCGCAATCGCATGGCATTTTAGAGGGTGTTAAACAAGCTACTGTGGATGTTTACGATTCGCTGTGTTATGTCGGCGGTGAGTTGCTGGCTTATCGTGAAGCTGATCTTACAGGGGTTGATTTATATGATTTGTCATACCTGAGGCGCGGCTTGTATGGCACAACGCCTGGAGCGGCCAGTGGGTCGGATTTTGCTTTGTTGAATGATGCTATTTTAAAATGGCGGTTTAATCGGCAGGCAGTGGGTAAGACGCTTTATTTTAAGTTCCAAGCTTTCAATCTGGTACAGGCGGGTTATCAAGATTTAGCGGATTGTGTTGAGTATACGTTTCATATTGCTGCTGATGGGGGTGTTAAGGCGTTGCTTTCTGATCTTTTAGCGGCTACGGTCGGCAAGGAAGATACGGCTAATAAGGTAACCGCTTGGAGTGTCACGCCTACTGACAGCAATTATCCAAGTGAGAAACTGGTTAAAAATGCGTTAGATTCTAAGCTGGATGCTAGCGTTTATAATGAGCATTTTAAAGGAAAATATCCAACATTAGTTGCTTTGCAAGCTGCATACCCTACGGCTGCGGTAGGGGATTATGGGCAGGTTGACATAGGGGCTGGGCATGATGTTGTTAATTATAATTGGGACGCTGAGGACGGGTGGGTAATTGGCTCTTCCGGAAGCGGTGCGACTAATACGGACATGCTACCCGAAGGAAGCAGTAATTTTTATCATACAGATTATAGGGTGCAGCATACGGTTTTATCAGATTTTGTTGATCCGGGGACAACGGGGTCAGTTGATAATACGCTGACGGTTGTTGAGGCCATACAAAATTTATGGGGAAATTATGTTGATAGTCTTAACTATTTTTTGCCGGGCGGAGCAGCTACAACAAAATATTTAACTGGCGATTCTTTCGGTGTTGCGGGCTGGGTTGTGTTGAGTACGTTAAGAGTGCCTGAATATCCGGGTGGTGGTCAATACTTTACAGCGGCTAGGGTTTTGGCAACTGTATTGACGGGGCTAAGCTTGGCAACTACGGCTGTGATAGCTGCAACTGATACTGTGCTTGGTGCGCTGGGTAAGTTGCAGGCTCAGATAACAGCGCAAAAAATACCCAGTGGCGGAACGGCCAATCAGGTGCTATCTAAGATTGACGGTACTGCTTACAATACTCAATGGGTAACGCCTAGTAGCGGGAGTTCTATAATTTTAGGATACGCTATTTTTAATATGAATTTCCAGAATACTACTGGAAGTACGACGGTTTTAACGTATGTACAAAGCACCTCTAATTGGAGCAATCTTTCTGGATTCACGCCCCCCCCATCGTCTTCGTCTTCACCTGCTAATAATCATGGAGTTTTTATACTTCCAGCAGGAACTTTTATTATTAAAGCAACGGGGCAGTTAACTAATGGAGGTATAAACTTTAACTTTGTTATTGCTGATCATAATATGTCTACTATTGTAAGTGCTTGTTTACATCAAAAAGTTCAACAAGGCGCAACGCCAACGTCTAGTGTTCCAACAAATATTACGGGTTCTTTTTTATTAACCCTTAGTGGGCCAACAAATCTATACATTAACGGTAACGGAACGGGTGACGGAACTGTATCTGGAACAAGTTTTAATACCAGTTCTTCTGCTTGCTGGCTTGTTTTTGAAATTTTAAAGGTAGCTTAA